AGAAAGAACTACGTTTGCGTTACCAGAACCAGCTGAATCAGCTGCACCAACAGAAACTACTTGAGAACCACCTGCTAAAGAAGCAAAAACAACTTTCTCACCAACTTGGAAAGCAGCTGCATCAGCGTTAGCTACAACAATAGTTGCAGAACCAGCTGTTGGATTAACAGCTACAGAAGCAGTAGTTAAATTCCATACCTTAGCTACTACAAAGTCTTTCAACAATGGAGCCTCGTTAATTTGATCTTTCCACTTAAGTAAGATCACGTTTTGGTCTACTGTGTTAGTAGTACCTGCAACAGCATCACAACCACTGTGAGCGTCTAATGTCTTGTACAACTGGTGGTTTAAAAAACGCAACGCAGGTGAACCTTTAACATCTAAACGTAGACGGTAAGTAGTGTCACTGTTAATTGTAGCTGCAGAAGGATCTACAGATACGATTTGATTTTGAGCAACATCAGATGTTACTTTAATCAAACGACTGATGTACTTAGGGTTAATTACTTTAGACTTAACTGACTCTTTGTAACCACCGTGAACAGGGCCAATTTTGTCAGCAGCAAAGTAAGAACCTTGAGCCAAAATAAAAGGAGCAGCTTGAGCAGTAACAGCTTGGTACGTCTTAGCATCAAAGAAGCCAATTTGACCAGCAGTTAAAGCATCAGTACCGCCAGAGCTAGCAAGTGTAGTACTAGCAGGCAAGAATGACTTGCGGAATGCATTAGGAAAATACATAGGGCTTTAATTTAAGGGTTATAAATAAAAAAAATAAATTTAACTTAAAAATAGTAACTTATACTTAGTTGAAGCTATCAAACTTTTTACCTCATCAAGTTGGTTTGTAACTTCTGAAAAAGGCATAATCTTTTGTAACTCAGTAACTTGTGTATATAGTTCTTTCATGTGAGTTAATGCTTCCTGTACAGAACTGCATTTATAAGCAGGTACTACTGGGAAGTCTAGAAGCTTCTCACGAGCTCCTTGATACTGTTCTGCAACAGAATCAATTAGTCCTGGCAATCCTTCATAAAACTCACCTAGAGCTTTATGTACTGATAATGAACCTGGTCCTGTAATCTTTAAATGTAACTGATGCATACTCACTGTAAGAGCTTGTGCATAAGCTATAAATGCTGCTGTTTCAGTACATGGGCCCATTGGTCCTGGTCTTTGTAACTTCTGTATCATTAACTATTTCTTTGTGCGTTTTGTACTTCTCTCTGATACTGATTCATAGACTCTATATCACCTGCTAAGATAGCAGCAGCTTCGTCAACTATAATTTCACAGATATCATCTTTTAATTCACATTCTACATTAGCTGTAAATGTTTGACCAGTTTCAATGTTACTACAACCTAAAATCTGAATATCTTTTGGTTTTCTATAGTATATTAATCTAGAATCTTGTACAGTAAATTTGCCATCTGTATAGATTCTTATCTTATCTCCAAGTATAGTACAGAATGTCTCTGCCCATTCAAAAGAAGGTTGTTTAAAGTTATCTCCTAATAGGATATCAACGTTAGCCTCTTCTGCTTGATAGATTGTTACAAAACTTCTAGCTGGACAACAATCTGTTTTAGCCTTAGCACTAATTCTTACAAAGTGTAAGTAATTACCAGGGATAGCATCAGTTTCAAAATACTTTGGCTTTTCTAAACCACGTAATTCTATTTCACTAAGTAGTATCTGAAGATCATCAACTACTGTAACACTCTGTTCAGAAGATTCTTTAAGGGCATTTAATCCGTGTAAACGTCTACGTACCCACTCAAGCTGAGCTTTATTGAAAGCCTCTTGGATCATCCAACACTCAATGTTGTCATAATCAAAAGACCCAAGCTTGTTAAGCCTCTGCTTGATTTTAATCTGTAACAGGTTGTTGTTCATATTTTATAAAGACCTGGGTGCTGTTCTTACGGGAAGCAACCCAGGTATGTTTTTTACTGGTTCCAGTATTTCTCAACTTTCTTAGTTAAGTCTACCAAAATCTCCTCATTCAAAGGGTTCTTTAAGTATTCTACACAATCAGAAGGAGTACGTCCTAACATTGTTGTAGTTTCCATGTGGTAGATGAATCCGTCAGCTTTAGTTGCAATAAACTTATAATATGTACAGTCTTTTACAATAGCTCTAATCTTTAACGTTTCCATATCTAAAGTAGCAACATCTAAGAATCTTTGAGCTGTTTTACGCTTATCTTTTTCTACAAGATCACCGTTAATATACTTATCCATGTTGTCATAGACAATATCATTTGGTGTAGATTTCTTATACTGAGCACTATTAGCATCTAACACTTTTGCTACATATAAAAGCTTGTTCTGATTCTTGTTAAATAACTTCTCAAGTTCAGCCAATGCTTTATTACGCATCTTTTTAACTTCAGTATTTACAGATGCAGTTTCTTCTAATTTATCTAAGTAAAACTTAGGAGGAACTGGCATTCTACGAGCTTCTTCTAAACTCTTAGCTACTATACAAAAACCACCTGCTTCAATTGCATACAATCTAATTAAGTCATATGGATCTTTATCAGGCTCTAAGTAACTTGGTTCGTTACCACATCTAATTTTGATCTTATCCCAGAAAGCTGAATTATCAGGTTTCAACAACTTAATCTTATTCCAGAACTGCTCATCTGTAGGTTCTACTACATTTGCTGCTAATTCTTTTTCTAACTGAGCTACAACTACACGAATCTGCTTAATCTTAGCTTCTTGTTCTTCTGCAGGTAGTCCCTTAACATCTGGAGAAAACTCATTTAATCCAGTGATGTATCTTACAATACCATTAATCTCTAGACAAGCTAATTGTTCCTCGTGGAACGCTCCATCAAAAAGACTTAATCCGTATTTCTGTAATCCCATATTGTCTACATTAGCATCAAAAAATGGTCTAATGGCAATAGTGGACTTCTTGTTCTGTGGATACTTTTCCACGATTGTTACTCCGCTCATGTTTGGTTTGTTTGGTTTTTACTATAACTGGTCACAATATATGACCTTTTATATTTAGAACCTATTAGAAGTTGCGAACTTCCCATGTGATCAGTCATGGTACGCGTACAATAGGTGACCTGCGGATACTATCCACAGGGTGGTAAAATGACTCAGACTAGTGAGGGTGTTTTAGCCAGTTAGACTGGTGTCCGCTATCCTTTCTGAGTACTATTACTTTTATATCTTTTGGCAGGGGATTTTAACCCCCTGCCTCAGATACTATTTTTAGAATGATCCTCCAGTAACTGGGTTTCTCATAACAATCTTCAACACCTTAGTTGGGTCTTTTACCCAGATTGCTGGCATTGTTTGTGTCATGAATACACGGTAACCGTTGAACTGTCCAGAAGACTGGAAGCCTTGAGTACGACCCATGTAGTCCATTGTACCGTTTTGGTAGAACCACTTCAATTGATTATCCCAAGATAACTTCAACAAGAAGATGTTGTCGTTAGTGTTCTCAGTAATATCAAAGATAATGAAATTATAAGAAGATAATGGGAAACCATCAATGATTGGGTTCTCAATATCATTAGTGTGGATGTTATCAAACGCTGGGTTCAATACAAACTTAACGTTAGCCAAGAAAGGAATAACGTATTGAGTGTATGCAAAACCAAAGTTTAAGTCCATACCTTTACCAGTGATAGCTCCTACCTCTGATGCATTAATTACTAAGCCAGAGTTGATAGCTTCACGCTTGATAGCTTCGTTAACAAGCTTCATACCACCAAGGCCAGTTTGTACAACTAACTCACGCTTAGGATCTGGACCTTGGAATTCAACCTTACCATTAAAGAAGTTGAAGATCTCAGATTTAAACAAGTCTAAGTTGAATGAACCTTTGTTGTAAATACGCTTGTAAGAGTTATCTAACTGCTTCCAAAGACCTACAGATAAACGAATATCATCTGGACCATCTTGCTTAACTTTACCACCTTGTCCCCACATTAAGTAAGTTTCAATGTCGTTAGCAATCTTAGTCAAATGAGCTGCTTCCATAGAAGTTAAGAATGTACGAGTAAGCTGTCCTGATTCGTAAGCTTTCTTTACATAATCTTTACCCATTTTAGAAGCCATAGTTTCTAAAGAAGATACAGAAGGATCAACGTTCTTATCGAAGTTTCTCCACATTTCAATTACAGGAACTGTACCGTCAGCCTTCATTCCACCTTTCATCATTAAGTCAGCACGAGAGCTAACAGAATAGTGAACGTGAGCTTCAGCACCACCTACATAGTTGTAGAATTCACGGAAACCTGCATTGATGTTACCAATATCAGAGAAACGCTCACCGTATTCACCACGAGCAGAACCTTTACGGAACACCTTAGTACCAACTTTTAAATATTTGTTATCCAAATACTTAGCGTTGTCGTTGTTTACCAACTGAACAGTATAGATGAAACCGTCACCTGCTGGGATAATATCGTCAGCTGTAATGTACATCTCAACACCGTTGTACTTGTCATAAGTGATGATATCACCGTGACCAAATGAACGCTTGTTCAATTTAATTTTGAAGGACTGACCATCAATACCTTTAGTGGCATTAGCTGATTCAATATCTTCTGTAATGTATGGAAGATCCTGCGTTACTGGAATCTGCCATTTGTACTCACCACGTGCATTATCTACTGAGATAACGTTCTTACCGCCAAAGCTAGACATCTGGTACAAAGGCATTTCTACCTTTTGAGCCATAGCCCATAAATCTACAGGACCTAAGTCTGTAGGTTCTGCTGACTTTAGCAAGTTTGAAAGGTGGTAGCTGTCTACGTGCGAGCTAGTCTGATAGCTGGTATCTCGTAGAAATATACCATTGTTCAAAACTGGAGTTGCCATGAGGCTTTTAAATTTAAGGGTTAATAAATAATTTAAGTAAATTAGCGTTTAAATATGTTTGTAGGTCTAGCAATCTTTCTAGTCCTAGTTTCATCTTCATCCTGATAAGTAGAGACGTTTTTACGAGCTTGCTCTGTCTTTAACTGTCTCACTGTTTGTTCTACCGCTTGGTTCTTTCCTTGTTTTACCAAGTTCTGACGGTATTCATCAGGATTAGATAATAACCATAGTGCTTCAGCAATCAATGGATAGTTTGGTTCTACAAACTGATACTTCTCTAAAAGATGACCCAACTGGTTAGTTGGTCGTCCACTAATAGAAGGATAGTTAGGTTGTACTAAACCACTATATAACTGAGCCTGAGTCTTCTTATCCAACTTAAGTCCGTTGATCTCTGCAGGTCTTAAAGCTTCAAATACATTTTTCATGTATGCATCTGCTGCTTGTTCTTGTTGCTGCTTTCTGCTTTCTTGTTCTACAATCTGAGACTGCACAAACTCTTCTTGCATCTGATCCAACTTTGGTTTAAACTGCTTGGCTTTCTTTTCTAGTACACCTAGATCTTTCCAAGTAGTAAGTTCTTCTTCAATCTCCTCTTCTGTACCAAAACCAGTAGCTTGTAAATAAGACTTTACAATACCTTCTTGGTCGTTCTCATTAGTAGGATCTAATTGACGAACCTGTTCAACCTGAGCTAGAGCTTGGAAAAGACCTTTTAAATCTTGTCCTCCATCTGCTACGTACTTAGCTGCATATTGCAACTCTTCTGGTAATGACTCAAAAAACTCTTGAGGAGTCTTTGCAGCAACTTCTTGTTTTAAGTTATCAATGTTGGCTTGCCATAGCTCCTCAACATCTTTCTCTCCAAGACTACCTAAGTAATCTTCTAAAGACTGCTTGCTCTCATCATAGTCATCAAAGGCAAACATTTCCTTTGACTCTATACGTTTTTTAAGAAATTCTACTAAGCCAGACTTTTCTGTCTTAGGTCTCCCACCTTTAGATTTAGCAGATTGATCATCATCATCATCTTGATCATCATCATCTACATTCACAAGGTTGTCAATAAAGTCTTTAGCTGCAGCTGGATCTTTATCCTTTTTATCTTCTGCACCGTCTGAATCTTTATCATCCGTGTCATCATCATTTATGTCTAGAAAACTTGTATCAAATTTTCCTTGACTAAAGATGTTTGGTTTTGGATCTTTTTTATCTTCTGTTGTAGGAGTTACAATGCTATCTGCACCGGGTGCTCCTAACCAACTATCAATATCAAGATCTACTTGCTGCACAGACGTCTGTACATTGTTTTGATTATCAGTCATTTTGTTTGGTTTTTATGTGTATCTCTACATAATCAATATACAACTTAAATCTTAAAAATTTACTTTTACCGTAATTTTTTTATCTAAGGTGTGGATAATAGAGCTATAAATATTTCTACTTTTTCCCAGAAGGTTTAGAAACATCATACTTGTTCTTATTCTCTCTAGCAACCTGTAGTTGTTTATCAGCTATTTCTCTCTGAGTTTGAAGTTTTTCACGTTCAATATTAAGCTTCTGAGCACCTTGTTCTTTTCTAGTCATCTCAGATTCACGCTTCAAGTTAATCTGATCTTGGTAACGTTGTTCTTGACGAATACCTTCTAAAGCATCTTGGTAATCAGACACCTGGTTTTGGTTAATATCTACACCAGCACCATATCCTGCAGATCTAATTTCTGCTACAGTAAGCTGGGTTTGTCTATCAAGATCAGCTTGCTCAGCTCTAAATTGTAAGTCCATCTGCTTCTGACGCTCTTGAGACTCAATCATTTGCTGCTGCATTTCTTGTTGCTGCTGTAACTCAGACTGCTTAGCTGATTGAACTTTTTGTTCTGCATCTTTAAGAACACCTGTAAGTTCAGCAATAGACTCAGACTTGATAACATTACCTAAATCATAGATAGATGCACCAGTAGTATTATTATTAAGAGCAAGTTGTTTAAGTTGCTCCATTACGTTTCTAGCGTTAGTTTTAGTTGTACAGAAGATATTTAAATCTCTCATTAACAACTCAGTACCATTCATCTCAAAGTTAACCTTCTCATCTTTACCAGTTATATACTGAAGACGTACACTAGGCTTCTTAGAATGGTAGTATTGAGCCAAGTCAGTTCTCATTTGGTGAACTCTTGGCATTAAGTTATCAGAGTGTTGGATAAAATACTGTTCTGTTTGTGCATAAGAAGCATTCATAGCTTGCTCTATACCAGTAGCAGTTTCTTGACCAATCATCTGCCCCATACGCTGAGGATTTAAACCAATAGTTTCAAAAGCTTGATTCTTAAAATAACTAGCTAAGTTTACACGAGATAGCAAACGATTAGTTTGTTCTAGGTTCAACACTTGATAGTGTTGGAAGTTAAGAGCATTCTCAGTGTTAGTAATAGACGTATCTAATGGTAACATCTGGAAGTTCTTCATAGCCACATAGGCTTTGGCCAGATTATTTTTACCCCAGTCTTCTCCCATAGAGTGACGTGGTAAAGAGTTCTGGTCCAGCATGATAACCGTACCTAGCTCATCTACAAGGATGTCAGCTATCTGGTTATTCACAATATTATAACCTATCTGGTATGGCTTCATAAGGTCTACCAATGAAATACTGCGGGTGTTTCTATCACCAAATACAGAACCTTCCACTGGAAGCTTACATCCATAAAGTGTTGCATCTCCTTTAAACTGGAATGGAATACGTCCTGGTCTACCACCATTAAGACCTAAATAAATAGGATTGATACCTCCAGGGTTATTCATACCCCAGAACGCAGGACGGTTAGGTCCAATCTTAACGCCACCCCAAGTTTCGTTAATCCAAATCCAGTCAATATGTTCTCCAAAGATTAAGTTATCTTTAGACTTTTGCTTGTATATAGAAGTGTTGTACAGAGGTTTGTCTGTAACTTTATAACTTTCACCAATAATATCTTGGATGATTTCTCCTTCTTCTGTAATCTTAGTCAAGTGACCAATCTTACGTTGAGACTTCCAATAAATTGTAGATACACGTAGCAAGTGAGACTTGCCAAAATCCACTGTATCTTCAGAATCTGCTAAGATCCACTCTACAATATCTCCTGTACCAAACTTAGTGTCGTACAAAGAAGCATATTGTCTATAACCCAATGATGGCATTTCTGTATTCCAATCATGAGATTTAGTAGGATCATAGTATGTACCATCATTCTGGTATCCTTGTACAGCATATCCAGCTGAACGAACCGGATAGATAGCTTCTAAAGACTCTAATTGATCTTGAGTCATCATCCATCCATACTTGTCAATAACGTCTGATACAGACATCATATCCATCTTTCCTACCCAGTTTCCTTGAGAGATGTAACGTACATCTGGAGACTTATGATAGAATGTAAGTAATGGATTCCAAAGTTCTACATCATAGTCTTCTTCATTCATTTTAAAATGCCAGAATTCTCTATCTGTAACAAGCATATCTCTAAATGCAAGTTCTTCAAGTTCTTGCATTTTAAAGCGTTCTTCATCTACTGACATTTGGTGGCTAGCCCACTCTTCAATCATAGATCTATAGTCCTTACGGAAAAACCCTTCAATCTCAGGAAGCTGTTGTAGATTTTCTGGGGCTAAAGCTTTCTGCATTTCTTCAGAATCTAGCTCAATACCCATATTCATCATCTCAATCATCATCTTTCTCTCAGCATCCTCTAGTAAAACTTTTTCTACCATAGAACGCTTTTCCTCCATCATTTCATTATATGAGATGTCGTCAATAGCCTTAAACATGATACGTGAGCTTCTTTTAGAGAACTCATTACATAACACGTTGATTACGTTAGGGATGATAGGATAGAACTTAAGCTCTAATGCTGACTCATCCTCTTTTGTTAATGTGTCAATAAGATCAGCCATCTCATTGTCTTCTTCTACAATGTAGTCAGCCTTATCAATAATACCCTTAGCTAGCTTGTAGTTCTTCATGAGTCTACGAGCATTACGTCTAAGTTGTTTCATACCTTGGAACTCTAACCAATCTAGGTTCCATGCTCTCCATTCCTCATCCTTCTCTTTTTCAGATATAAACTGGATAGGCTGGGTAAGTGTACCCATTTTATTATAATCCGCCTTTTTCCCAGATTTAAGGTCTAATGCATTATAGATATTCATATTTATGCGTATTTAAAATTTTTTACTTCTTTATTTATCCACCGGGTAATAGTTGTTTGATGAACACCATATACTACCGCTGCATCAGATAAAGAGGTATAAATTGTTTTCCCATCTGTTACCGATTTCTTTAAACAATTATGAAGATGTCTCATTACTTTAGGATCTCTTTTTTTACCTAGCTTAGCTTTAGACAGCTTCTTTTTATAATCATCAGAAAATTTCCTACCATACATGGGATTTCCTGAACCCTTAAGTTTAGAAACACGTTTGGCTATTTGTTCAGGAGATTGTTTTTTACCAGTTTGGGCTAATCTCATTTTTTCTTTTGTCTCATCAGAAACCATAAGTCCTAATACCCCTTCTCCACCATCTGTATAGTTGCAAAGTATACCAGAATTACAATCTTGTCTACCATAAAGTTGAATAAACTCTCTTTCTTTAATGCATGCTTCTTCCCAAGTAAGATTATCAAGTACTATTTCTACATTATAGCTTGCTTTCTTTACTATATTTATCCAATGCTTGTTCCTATTTTTACTACTATTAGCTCTTTTATATGTAGAATCTGACCCTATTCCTATGTAAAATGGTTCATTCTTATCAAGTCTAATATGTCTATATACGTAAGCCATTAATTATTTAAGTCAGCTGGTTCTTCAGCAATTGAATTAGTAAACGAAGAAGTTGTTAAAATACTAGATGGACTTGTTGTACCCATGCTAACACTACCAGAACTACTGATAAACATTGGCATATTATAGTTTGGACTAGTACCAGTATGCCATGTACCTGTTGATGTAGAAGGAATATGTACAACTTCTTTCTCTTCTTCCTTTAAAAGAAGTAAAGCCTCTTCAAGTGTAATATAGTTTTCTTTAACTAGTCTAGATAAGATCTTTACCTTTTCTGTGTGGAGCTCATTGTTTTCCATATTATTTCATATTTTTAAAAGGATTACGAGGGGCTCTTGACATACCTCCATTACCTTTAGAACCACCAATATGTCTAAAGGGGCTCCAATTTAATTTACTAAATTTCTGGGAGTTATCCAAGTTTTCTTTTGTAACTTCTACACGTTTAGACAGTCCCCTATTACTCTGTTGTACCTTAGCAAACGCTATAAGGGCACAAAATGCTACTAAACGGTCAACGTTTAAACCATCTCTATAAGCTTGCATTTCTCGTAAAAGCATAATATCAGGTATACGTTCTACACCATAAACAGTTTTTACTATATCACCGTTCTCTTTTGTTTCATGATCAAGCTCTTCTTTTAGAAACTCAATACCATAAGACAGTACGTTTCCTTTAAATAATGTACCTACGTTTTTCCATCCATACTCTTGGAATACGTTACGGTTGGCACCAATATCTTTTAAGAACAAGATCATATCTTTTGGTACAAGATATCTTTGCTTTCTTTTAGAAATCATATACTGAATGAATAAAGCTACGTTATTTTCCACAACTGTCCAAGCATTATACCACTCTATAAGAAGCTCTAATCTTTCATGGGTTTTGTTAAGATCATCAAAACGTCCACACCATGATGCTACAATCATGTCACGCTCTATTTCGTTCTTTACCATTCCGTTACCATCATCCTTGATTACCTCTACTGGATTCTTATATACGTATATAGAACATAGTGAATCAGATGTTGTAGTCTTGCCCTCACTAACAGGGTCCACAGAAGCATAGTACATCCCAAATGGAGGATCTTTATGAGGTCTTTCATAAATGCATATTACACCTTCTTTGTCTTCAGTCTTTTTAGACACTGGGAATTCCATAATTGGAATCTTCCTAGATGGTTTGTCTATAATTTTTCCATCAGCATTACGAGAAAGCTCTAAGTATTCTACAGAATATTCTTTATCTTGAATACGTTGCATTTGTTTAGCTACTAAGTGTGGTGGGAATACACTCACCTTACGTGTAGCAAAAGCTTCTTCAATACAACGTGGTTGCTGTGAGACTGTTAACTGATAAGCTGCCGGATCTAAGTCCTTCTTCATCTTATCAAATTCTTTCTCTAAAGCCTCTAAAGCTTCTTCAACCTTAGAGTTACCCCACTGATCAATATACGGAGGCATAGACCACTGTTCTGGGATAAATAGACCAGTGATTCCTATTGTTCCATCTTTATCTACAAGATTAGACTCTACACCATAGAATCCATTTTCTTCTGGATGCATGATGTATTCTTTCATAGGCTCACACTGATCCAAGTCACCGACAGATCCTGCTGCTATAAACTGACCAGTAATCATGTGACCAGACTTTAATGCTGGCTTCATGAAACCATAGGTGTCATCCATCTTGGGAGCAATGCCGGCCTCTTCATGAAAGAAGTATGTTACGGGTCCACCGACACCATGTGTAGGGTCTTTCTCAAAAGAGTATAGGTTGATCGTGGATTTCAAACCTCTATAAGTATCACGACCACCTATCCTCACTTTAATCTGTTGCTGCCATGCCCCAACTTTGTCAGGCTCAGCTGGACGATACCAGGCTGTGTGTTCATTTAAGAAGTTCTTATATTCATTAAGAAACTTCCATGAGCCTTTCTCGTTTATATAATCTTTTAGAGAAGCACCAATCTTTAATACAGCTCCTTCTTCAAACCAATACTGGTTAATTAATTTAGCCATATGGAAATAAGAGGACGCTATCTGACGCTTCTTTAGAATGATTGCATGCTTCCAATGTAATTCAGCAAGATGTTCATATAATGCCATGTGATATTGGGCATCTCTCACTTTAGCAAAGTCAAACCTCTTTTCTTCTTTATCATAAATAGGTAAAAAGTTTAACCACATGTAGTAATCCCTACTAACATACCAAGCTTTGCCAGCATCTTTTATAATTACTCCATTACGACATTTTGTTTTCTGATCATTCCAGTAAGCAATAAAGTCTTTAGTCTTTATAGGTGCTGCACAATAGTATCCTTGTTTCTGAAACTTACGACCTTCTTCATTAAAGATCTTACTAGTCTCGTTAAACTCGTACTTACCGGGTTCTTTAAAAATAGATAACAAGAAATCTCTAAACTCTTCCCTTGTATAGAAGGTAGTTACATCCCACGCTCCATTTTCATATGTAGGTATTTCTTTAAACATTACTTCTTAACATCACTGTTAGTTATTTTATGAACAGCATTTATGTCACCTTTTCCTCTATGTAATAAATACAAGAGTGTATTAATGTCTTTACTACGTAGTATACCTTTTATTTCATAATTACTCCAATAAGCATTGTATAAACTTCTTGGAATAGCATTCCATAACTCAGTATATGGATTAAAATGAAATGTCCAATCATGCATGAATTCATCTTTTACATCTGATACATCTGCAAACTCTTTGATGTTTTCATAATCTGTGTAAACTTCCTGTTTCATAGTTTTAATATTTAATATTTTAGGAAAGCAGAAGATGGGTGCGTGGACATCTGCTTTTACAACTGGCATTTCTAACCGATCACGTACACCTTTTACGGCTTTCTAGGTACGCCATTCCAGTCAACCTTTTGCTGTAGAGGGTGGACTCGAACCACCAAGGTGAGATTCAACTGATAACACAACGCTTGCAAGCTGGTGGTCTACCCCATATTATCAGTCTATTTCTGTATCACCGCCCACGAGACAGGTGGGTACGTTTGCCGTGGCCATGCTGAGACAGCCATATTTCGTCACTCTACAATTTGTCTCTATTTATTATACTCGTAGTTTAATATCTGTCCTACCAAGTCACTACGATGATTTTCTTTTAACTTAATCCATTTAATACCTTCTATTTTTTTAGATAGTTCAATAGCATAAGTTAATCCAGTGGTAGCATCTTTTGTATCTTGCTGCTCATTGTCACCGTTCACAATGATTTTACCTGTTTTACCAAGTCTAGTTAGAATAGCAAGCATCTCAGCTTTACTTAAGTTTTGTGCTTCCTCTACAACAAGAATGTCATCAATAGTTTTACCACGAATAAATTGTACAGGATAAGCTACAATCTTCTCGTCTTTTACCATGTTTTGAATCTTCACCTTATCAGCACACTTAACCAAGTTTTCTTGGAATGCTTCTAAATAAGGGTTAAACTTGTCTTCTAAACTACCCGGTAAATACCCTAATGAATTACCCACTTCTATAGTGGCACGTGTGATATAAATATGATCACATTGTTTCTTATTTAAGAAATCTAGTGCACTTAATGCACATACTAGTGATTTACCAGATCCAGCTCTACCTGTTACTATTACAATCTGATTTTCAATAATCAAACGTCTTGCTTCTTTCTGTTCATCATTAAGATTAACATGATACTTGATTTCTTGTTTACGTTCTCTGTTTGGTTCTTTCATAGTTTTTTTATTGATCATAAGCTAGATTCTGCCCTCCTCTAACTTGTGATTGTTGTTCTTCCATTAAGTCTCTATACACACCTTTAAAGCTTTGTCTAACAGAGTCAAATCTTTCTGCAATTCTAAGAATAGCTGTAGCAGATCCATCTCTACCAGATGTCACTTTTTCTGTAGCCATAAATCCTGCCATATTATCTAATGCAATCTTTATACCCTGATATGCTCTATATGTAGGAGTTTCATACATCTTCTTACACATTCTTAATGCATTCACTATAACATCATCTTCTGTAGAAAAGTCTCCATCCACCTCAGCAATGATTATTTCTTCTTTGTCCGTTTCTGGTACATCAAAGAAAGGGTTTAAGTCTGGGTTAGGACAAGTCATATAGAATAAATACGTGTACACCTTTGCAGATTCATCACGGTATTCATCCATAACATCTTTTAAAAACTTTAATGTGTAACAGTGTTCACTAGGAACCACCTTACCATTAGCTATATCAAATAGTCTTACCATGATTTTTCATTTTACGTCTGTTCTTTTTCTTCTTAATACTCCACTTATTAGTATTAAGATCTCTAACTAATTCATCCCATCTATTCCTTTGTTTTAAGCTATAGATCTTCATTATCTCTATAAGCTTATCACTTATTTGTTCTTTCATGACCAATGCTTATTTTCCCTTTCAAAGTAGAAAGTTAAATCTTCTTTCTCATCATCATAGTAGTCTCCAACTACATCACTTTTAAATCTACTACCCACATTCTCAAATAAAGAAGTAGTAATAATCTCTCCTACCACTTTGTTTCTAAATACCTTAGTAAGCCATGTATAAGTACCTCCACGAATAACACCTGCTTCTACTAAAAGATAATACTTATAAATTTTATCAGAAAATTTAAACCATGAATCTATGTCACTATCAGCTTTTCTAACATATTTATGTACTTCCTCATCCGGATAAGCTACATGTATAGGAAGGATATCACACATTTCTCCATCTTTACTTAGATTGTGTGCTACATGCATAGCCACTGTAGCAGAGTAGTCAGGACTTACCATAACCACTAATGTATTGTCTGGAGAAATATCTGGATAAGCTTCTAATATCTTTTTAGAAAGATCATAAATCATATCTTTCTCTTGAATTCTAGAAATAAAAAGTGGTTCTCTCATTAGTGTTTAGCTTTAAGGTTATCTCGGTTGTCTTCTAACCAATGCAATATACTGATAACTTCTGATTTTAAGTATGGTAGATCGTATTGAATAATATCTTTTACTATAGGATCACCATTTGTATCAAGAGCAGTGATTGGGTTACCAAACTTATCTTTGCCCACCTCTTCAAATAATATATGATGTATAGTGAGTACACCTGGCTTAAGTCTTGGGTTGTGCTTAAGAATAATGTACATATATAAGCTAAGCTGTAAAGCATAGTGATTTACATTGCAATCATCTAAATGAGCTACAGGTGAGTTCATCTTAGTAGTCACACCTTCCCAGTTAGTAAAACCTTCTGTCTTGATTTCTTTGTTAGTCTTGTAATCTGTAATGTGTACTTCTCCGTTAATCACTTCTACTAAGTCAGACTGACCACAAAGTCCTGCAGATTTTAAGTAAACCATGTGCTCAGGATATACACCATCTGTGAGCTTCTGGTTTGGAGAAAATTTAGTACCGTCAATCTCAATCGGTTTAAAAATAGGCACAGTGTTACCATGTCTTTCTATTGTCTCTAATGAACATATATCTGATTCTCTGCAGTTGTGATACCATGTTCCTAATGTTGTTGCTCTAAGAGCTTCATTAGACCATGCTTGTTTAATTTCTTCTGGCGTCATACCATACCATTTTGACTTCTTAGACTTAGATGTTTTTAAAGCAATCTTATCTGCGTCAAATGGTTGTTTGAAGTTACTTATAAAGGATGTAACAGATATCCATTTTATGTTCTCTTCTGCGTTAATACTTGTGTAACTGTGGTCTTGTGGGGTGAATCTCAAAATGCTCATATATTTGTTGTTTATATTCCTAACTTCTGATTAATCATATCCTCTTCTTCCTGACTCACTTCAGCTTTCCAATGTCCCTTTGGACATTCTGAAGATAGTGATCTAGTCTTAAATCCTAAACTACATCCGCAACCTCCTAGCTCTTGATTGCAACATGGGCCAGTGCCGGCCACCATACATCCCTCATTTTGCACTGTAAAAAGTGCACAATCTTTACAAATCTGCATTCTATATAGTGCAATTTCTTCTACATCATCTCTTTTAAATACAGAATTAGTCACTCCCTCCAGGATCTGACCCTTTGCTTTCCAAATCTTGATTATGTTCTCTTTTAGACTCATCACTTTTAGTTTTATGAAGCTTAATAAAATCCTTTCTTTGTTTCTCTTCATCCATTAACACTTTAATGGCTTTTAAATCAAAGAGAGTTTCATCTGTTCTAAATCTAGTGACAATTTCCTGTAAGCCTCTTTGTCTAAAGTTTTCTTTAAAGTTTTCTAGCTTATCTATTTTGTCATCTAGTTTCCAATGTTTGATTGTAAAGTCTCCTAGATTAGTAACATGTATTCTACTATGCTTAAGACTTGACAAACTTTTTCTTATTTCTTGCCAATAAAAAGATGTTACATCTAACACCATTTGTTGTGACAAGTTTAGCTCTTCTGCTACAATAGGAATTAGATCTTTAGACTTTCTAGGCTTCAACGCTTAAAAATTTATAGTCTAACAATATGTTTCCATGTGCATGTAACTTAAGATCAGGATTGATGAATATCTTTTTCTTATTCTTTCCTTCCTTCTTAATAAGTCCTTTCTTCTCTGCCTTTGTCAAACAGTTACGTACAGACTGTGTGCTAGAGAATATCTTCTTATCATATGCTTTGTTACAGAAATGTGTAAGTTCCTGATCTCCCTCAATTGCCAGGAATGTAAGACAGTTTAAATCTGCTTCACTCACTGGAATATCAAAAAGATAGCAATGTGTGAGTATCTGATATTTGACAATCTGCCAAGTGGTCATTCTCACTCTTTTATCCACCTGATTAACTAGTGCCATTATAATGTTATTTTAAAACTCATGTAATCTTCTTTTGTCTTGTTCCAATCCTTATGCAAAAGAACTGATTCCGCTCCTAGGTTTTTGAATATGTGCCAGCTAGCTCCATCACGAGCTTCTCCTGTAATATATTCGTAATCCATTTCCTGTGCCCAATCCATAAGAGAATGGATCATTTCATATCCTAATCCTTTTCCCCTATGGCTTGGTAGTACAGTGAAACTATCTATGTGTAGTACATTGGCACTTTGCCATGATGTAATAATCTCTCCAAATAATACTGACTTATCGTAGAACCACATGCCTTGACATGTTTCATGTTCTACTAACATATATAACTTGTACTTATTGTCCCATCTAAGCTCCTTTGGATGTTCACGTTCAAACTGATATGAGAGTGAATAATCCTTTAGCTTATATACTACATTCATATAACAGGTTTATTTCTTTAAGGATCTTTGCTTCTCTACAGGAGGCATAGAAGGGATAATCACTTCATCTCCCACCTTAATACCTTCTTCAGCAAGTTCTGGATTGTTATCCATATCTTCCTGTGTAATAGTGTGAGGAGTGCCTTCTGGTTTTGCCCCTCCTTGTTGTGTCATTTGGGCAATAAAAGCTAAAGCCTTAAGCTCTTCTGCTCTAGAGGTGGCTAATCCTGTATTGAGATTCTGCAGCTCTAACTGAACTGTCTTCACCTCAATCTGCTCTTTTATAAAAGCAATGATTTCTTCTTTTGACGGAACATTTTTTAAATCCTGCTCCTCTTGTAATACGTTTTCTTCTGACATGTTGGTTTATTTTATTGGTTAAAAATTTAAATCACTACTATTATCTTGTTCTTCTGTAGAAACAACAGCATGATGTTGAATAAATAAGTTCTGAAATTTGTGGTAAGGGGTATCTATAATATATGTATCCCCGTGTTCTGTAAACACCGTGGTACAATTATATGTAAGAGAGTCCTCATCTAGAGATGTAAGCTTACAAGCTACCACCACATCTAAATGAAAAGCAAACCCCATCCATTGTCCTCTATCTTCTAATCCCATAAGCTCTGCCTTCTCTATATCTAATGTATGGCAGTGAATGTTACAAACGTGTATCATTGTTGTTTGGTTTATTTTTTAAATAGTATTTTGACGTAACGCTTAATAGACCACCAAATCAATGATCTCAATGTAGCTCTTTGTTTACTATAAGGCTTTTTAAAAAATAATGCATGTATACGCACTACTTCCTGGCCCGTGTCATTTCTAGTTATCTTCATTGGTTTATATTACAATATACTTAATAAGTTTAAACTTAACAAATTTAATACTATATTCCAAACTTACCATAATAATTTTTACACATTTGTTAATAACCCCCACCCTCTTAATCTATATATAGACCCCCCTCCTATTGGTAACTACCGTGTTAGAGAATGTAAGGACCCGCCCAACCAAGCTACCCCACCATAAATTTGGCGGGGGAATACCCCCTCGTTTAACAAGTTAAACTTAAATTTATGGCAGCAACATCATTGCATCTGCTTGCAAAGCAAGCACTCGGTCAACTAGACACGTTGACCTTCAACATTTCGTCTGTTCAAGCTAAAGCTTTCAAGACTGGAAATGTAGGCTTCCGCGTGACCACCGACCAAGGTACGGTTGTCACTTTCTGGTCATCTACGATGGACCAGGTCGTGGAAGCCACAGATGACGCTGGAAACTTCCAGGTCATCCCAGGAGTCAGTCTCGCTAAAGGCGATGACGGATCCTTTGGCTTGATTGATCCAACTAAATCAACAAGCATCTGGTCATAACCAGATCTAGAAAAGGGAGTATAACTCCCTTTTTTTCCGCTAACACACGGAACCACTTAGTACTGTATGCTGATGTAGTTTTACGTTAGGATGTAGTACTAAGTTTTAACTTCTTTATCTATCCATTAAAAACTTACATCTATGATCAGATCTAAGACACTTATGTTTAATACCTGGAACTTGTTTACGTACTGGTATTCTTACATGAAACTAAGCTTTGACACACTCAAGCTTAGACTAGTTAGACTAGCACCTGGATATACATCCAAAGTTTTAGTTGTAATTACTTATTAATCAAGTAGTTACGTGAGAGTGTGTGAGTGATAGGAACACCTTCCACACTTCTTTCATCCTTTAAAACATGCTTCTAAACCCACATTTTGGTGCGGATAAGATAGCTATGATTTAAACAACACATGCTTTGCTCCTAGACATGAGCCTATAAACTGTCTTGTTTTATCCATCATCCATTAAACTCATACACAGATTATTATGAAGTACTTATCCTACGTCTTTCTTATCACAGGTCTTATCCTTATGATATACACTCTTTACATAATGTTCTATCCGGCTGGTCACACAGACAAGCAGTTCATTATGTCCCTGTTCTCTGGTATATTCATCACATTCATAGGTTTTACCATAGAGACATATACCACCAATGCTTACACACGGTTCCAGCGTGCCCATAGACGTAAGCAATTACGTACGTCCTCATCAGTAGTCATCCTCTCAGGACTTATGGTCTTAATCAGCCTTATTTGGCTTTAGTCTAAAAACTTTTAGTGAGCTCATATTTGACCCCTTTAACATAGATACTATATATAGTATACTAACTACTATGTTATGGAGGGGTCATATTTGACCTCATTAAAAGTTTTGTTTTTTATGGTTCTATCGATTAAAAAAAGGGGTTTATCTGTTCTACTTCACTGAACAGAGGCTTGATGGTGAGGCTTAAACCATTATTTACATAGTCAGGTGGCGGAATGGTAGACGCTATGTGAGATGACAGCAGTTGCTACAAAGTTAAGGGAACATCTAGTGGACACTTGAAAACATATCAAAGCACCACCTTAATGTGTGCATACAGGTTCGAATCCTGTCCTGACTACAATAAAGAGAGATGAGTGAAGCTGTGTTTGGACTCTAGATCAAAGGCAAAGGTTAGCCTCTAGTATAGCAGTAACCTTGAAAGACCCGAAGTCTCTCTTTATAATCTTATGTATGGATGGTTAGCCCTGGAGATAATTTCAAAGGGGGCTACCACCAATTATTTATTAACCTTTTACATACTAAATCATGAAAGAAAAAGTAATTAAGTTCTTAAAGAACAACTACCACTCAATAGTAATGGGTGTTATGATTGGACTCTATGCACTTGAAGTGTATAACAAAAGAGATTCTAAAGAAGTATTAGATCTCATTAGTGATAGAGTCATTACAGTCATCTGGATCTTTAACTGGTGGGTTGTTATCCAGTTCAATAAGATCAATCAAAAGTATTCTGATGAAATCACTGAGCTATGGCGTAATGAATGTCAGAGACTATATGCTGTTATAGAAGAATACCACCGCATAGTACGAAAGGCTAAGAACAATACAACTAACCCTTAAACAAATACAAATGAAAGTATTTACTCTAACTGCTCATGGGCAGAGTCACCAAGTGACCGTGCATTTGCACAACTATTACCAGAATAACCGATTAGCTATACAGCTTAACTCATTTGAGGATCAATCTCCATATGCTGTAGTTACGGTAAATAAACCTGATGTCTTATTAGCAGACAACGAAGTGCTAGTTAAAGACTATTCAGAGAATGAAGGCATGCTTGAATTCCTTGTAAGAAATAACATTGTGACACCAACACCTAATGGCGTACAGTCAGGTTTTGTGTGGCTACCAGTAGCTATTGTTAACGATGAATCTGTATGGGGTGAAGTTCCTAATCCTTATAGCATGGACGAAGAGCCAGAATATAATCAATTAGATCCGGCACCTTATGAGATTAATACTCTTACAGGTAAATCTATGTGGATTATTAAAGATTATCGTATCTGGGCTGAGAACTATCAGCAAGCATTAGAACTCTTACCTTTAATAGAGCAAGCATGATAAAGTTTGAAGAAACAAAGTCTAAATACAGTATACCACTAGGATTACTGTTTGCCGCATGCATAGTCATGATGGCTCTTATTAGTCTGATTAGAAATAGTCAGCCTACATACGATTATCCAGAAGAATTTAATATAAACACTGTGTCTAAGGATAGACTAAACCCAACAGAAATGATGGTAGTTTATGACACTCTTAACAACAAGTATATATTTGAATTCATGGATAAGTAATTACTAACATCTAAAACCAATCTATATGTCACAGAAAAAAATGACACCCACAATTGCTAAAGCATTAGCAGAACAAGTTCGTGATGAACTTAGAAAAACAGCTACAAGTTATGCTGAAACTACAAAGGATAAGATCAAAACTTCTAAAGAGTTTAAGCAACTTGAAAAGCTGATGATACAAAAAGCTGATATATCTAATAAAATGGATGAAATCAAGCATAGTCTTGAAGAGAAGTTTTCTAGTAAGTTAGCTGATGTATCTATTTATACGTATGGTAGTAAAAGTGATACTAGCATTACTATTAGAGAAACAGCTTGTGTTTCTGTAGAAGGAATTAAAAACATGATCCTTTTAGAAGACTATTTAGCTGATGCTCCTGAAAATACAGAAGATTTAGTAAAGCGTATAGCTGATAAAATCATGAATAGTAAACATTAGTAAATGGCATCAAGCGTTAAGACAGACTATTCACAGTCTAAAAACAAACGTGCAGTGCAAAATGCTATATTTAATCTATACAAAAAACATAAGTTTAACAAGGTGGTTGGTTTAGCTGGTCCTAACATAACGGACTATTTAGAATTGATGAAACAACATGGATTCAAGTCTGCAGAGATATATGAAAATGATATCTCTCAGCTTGCTATCCAAATGAACAACTTTAGACCCGTAATAGAGTCTAAAATACAGTTCGGTGACATCATTCAAGCTAAGCCTAATCAACCAAACACTCTGTATGACTTAGACTTTTGTTGTAGTATTAACACTGCTAATCAACACATTCAGAAGTTTTCTGATGACGTTGCAATCACTACTCTTTCAATTAGACCGGTAGGCTTTATGCGTACTGTACTAAATTATTTACAACTTATAGATAGAAAGAGCAATCCAATTATTGAATTTCTAGGTAGTGTAAACAACGACCTAGGAAATTATAGAACATACTCTCTTAGTGCAGGTAGTAAAAAATATATATGCTACTTGTATAAAGACTCTGTTCCAATGGTTACAATCCAATCAATTATTTATTAAAACTCAAAAATCCAAAAACATGGAAAAAATTGTAAAAGCTAGACCAATTAAGTTCTTCACTAAAGAAGAAGTAGCAATCCTTAAGCCGTACATTACAGGTGGACAAAAGTTTACGTTACCTGTATGTAACACTATTGCTGAGGAGTTAAGCAGAACACCATCTTCTGTTTATCAATACGTATACCGTAAAAGAAGCTTAGCTAAAGCTAATAAAGCTGTTGTAGAAGTTAAGAAATCAACTGTTGACACTACAGCTACACGTGATAAATCTGTAAATAATAATACACCTGTGTTTAAACATGGTGAGTTTATTATTCCAGTTAGTTCATGGGAAGTACGTACTAATAATGGTACTACAAGTTTAGTTTTAAAGTTTGATAAATCTATTTAGTTTAACTACAAAAGGGGAGCTGTAATGGCTTCCCTTTTATAATATCAGTAACCATGATACTAAAAGACCGTGAGTACAACCACTCAAAAGATCATTTTCACGAAGCTTTACAAATACCTAGTTATTTAAGAACTAAGTGTCGTGAACGTATATTCTTTGCATCATTCTCTAATGCTCTACAAAGAACTGAGTTATTTGAAGATGAAGATGATGCTCCTAAAGATATGTCTACTGTTACAGGAGATTTACAGCGTTGTCTTAAACTGATAACTGACCCTTTAGAATATGAGTATACACTACTTACATTCTATGGTACACAACGTATTGCTATGGAAGCATATGGTAGATATAAGTTCTTAAACTCATCTGATAAATCTAAAGAAGACAAACTAAAGCTTAGCATCATTAATCTAATACAAGAACTAAAAGATGCTAAGGATCGTGAAGAAGATGATGAGGAAGCTGAAGAAGATGAGATAGATAATCTAAATAGCAATACAATTCTTAAAAGAATTGATATTGTAAAGCAGTCACATTACAACTTTGATACTTACTTAAAACAAGTAATCAAGAAACTAAGTAGCAGAGGTGATTCTGACTTTAACATAGATGATCTATTAAAAGATGTTTTAAATTAAGACTTTAGGGGTTAGTGAGTAAGGTGTAGTAGGGGGTCTTTGACTCCCTCTACATTTTTTGTTTAATCTCATAAACATTGTAGATTTGTCATACACAACCACATAATACATGAAGAGCAAAAACCCACGTTTAAATAATGGCTTTGGTCAAGTCTCTAACGAAGTTATGAAAGATCCAGAGTTATCTTTAAAAGACAAGGGCTTGTATGCATATTTATGTACGTTTGCTGGCAGTCAGACTAACGAACTAATAGTTAGTGTCTACCGTATGGCAGATGAGTGTGGTACAAGTCCTTCTACTATTAAAAGAAGTATAGAAGTACTACAAGCAAAAGGGATCATAGATAGAGTCTTTATGGGTAAAGGTAATACCAGAAAGACTGTTATTTTGAAATAAAAGCTTTAAGGCAAGTGGGACACGTGCACATGTATTAGGTGTTATACACGCTAGTATATGAATAAGTCCTTGTCCCCACGCCATGTTATTGTGCAAGTCTGACCGATAGAGCTAGTAAAAGTTGTACAGGTAGTGAAAGGTTGAGCTGGTTTAACACATGATAAACGATCCTATGATATATAAACCTTGCAAAAGTTTATATGGAGGTAGTTTATCTAGTTATTCAAGTGCTCCCCAAGTGACGTACAGCCGTCCGATGTGTCACTATCCTGTTAGTAGGCTTGCACATATTTTATTGAGACTGTGTATGATGGTAAGATATAAAGCGATGGTCTGCTAAACCTAGCGGCTTCCCTTACCATATACTAGTCTCATATCTTATTAACTGATTACAAAAGACACATAAATCCTCCGGGTTGTGTCAGTTGTAATAGTTAATGTACAAAGGGTCTGATTTAAAGAGCTAAGTAGCGTATTAACTAAAATTATCCAGGACAAGTATCCGCAAACAGTTCCGTCACTCAGTAGTACGACATGTATATTGAGCTCCGTCAAACGAACAGTGATCATACCTAGTAGCCTGATCAGGACGAGTGGTAAGAACCATGAGAACTATGGAACCTTTAGATAGACCCTTTTTAAAAATATTACTAGGTTGAAGCCAGATTAAGGTAATAAAACCGACCCGTGATGCGTCCTATGTAACATAGTTATATAGAGCCGATATAAAGCCGGACATCTAGGAGCAGTTAGTTCAATAAACATTATTGGAAGCTACTTATTGTACAGTAGCAAAAACAGGATAAACAAATGGTAAATTATTCCAAGCCTGAATCTTATTACTAACGAACTAAAGAGATAGGGAAACCTATCTCTTTTTAAATTTAAAGTTATGGACAACCATATGTTATTACTCTGTAGCTGCTATAGCTCAGAACATCAAATGATTATACATTTAGATGAAGGTGGTGATTTATATCCACCTGAAGCTTTTGTACATGTGCATTTAGTAAGACGTTCCTTCTGGTACCGTCTAAAGTATGGAATAAAATATATATTTGGATACAAATCCAGATACGGTGCATGGGACGAATTTATCTTAGATAAAACTCATGCAAAATCTCTTAGAGAAATAGCTAAACACTTAGATGATGAAACAGTATACTAAACTAACTATTCCTGCTGATACAGCATGGGATAGATTTAAATGGGGACGTTATGTCCATTGGCGTATTAGATATTTCTTTCAAGGTGTTAGAAATATAGTAAGATGGATGCCTACACTCTATCATGATAGAGACTGGGACGATTATTATATTACTAAGATTCTTCAAAAGAAAATAGAGTTTCAAAGAGCTCATTTAGTATACTCTAATAGACATACTAATATAGATAGAGATAATTTCTGGATGACTGTAGTTCTTAATTTACTAGAGCGTAAGCATGAAGACTATTACGATGTAGAACGTTATGAGTATATAACAATAGGCCCTGGTTTATCTCGACATGAAAGACTTAATGAATACATAGCTAAATATCCAGGAGTCAAAAGACGCACTCTAGCTAAATATAGTCGTTACAAGTCCACCCAAGAAAAAGATTGGCTATCTATGTTTATGGCACAAGAACGTCAGAGTAAGTGTAATGCTTTAATATTTGAAATACTTAAACAACATTCTGCCGAGTGGTGGGATTAAATAAAAAAAGATGAATAACGTTTGGACAAAATCAGCTAATAACTACTCTATAAAAGAAGTTAGTCAACAACTTCCTCTGTTACCAGTAGGAATATATAAGTATCAATTAGATCCTTATGAACAACCATTTCTTACTCAAATAACTGATAAGTTTTATTTTCCATATAAGATATATGGTGTAGAACGCTCTTTTATAGATAGAGTTAAGCGTTCATGGGCAGAAACCACAGGTAACTTTGGTGTTCTACTTAATGGTGTTAAGGGTACAGGTAAAACTGTTACAGCAGAAATGATCTGTAATGAAATGAATCTACCTGTAATCATTATACCATTCCATCACAAGTCTATTGTGTCTTTCTTAAACGAGATACAACAAGATGTTATTGTGTTTATAGATGAGTTTGAGAAAATCTATGATGGTTATAATAATTCATTACTTCCTATCATGGATGGTGCATTAAAAACTAAGTATAGGTTAATGTTCTTACTTACTACTAATGAACTACGTATTGAGCGTAACTTGTTACAGCGTCCTAGTCGTATCAGATACGTAAAGACGTTTGAAGACATGACTTTGCCGGTAATTATAGAAGTAGTTAATGATACACTTTTACATCCTGAACTACGTGAATGTACAATCAAGATGATTTCAGAGTTACCTATCATCACTATGGATTTAGTTAAGTCTATTGTACAAGAGGTGAACATTCATCATGAAGATCCTCAGTTGTTTAAGCCAATCTTTAATGTACATGCAGACAGAGATGAGTTATTTAATGTCACTGCTATGATTGATGGTAAAAAACAAGAAATAGCTACATTTGCTCACGTAAATCCTAAATACATTCTTCCAAATGTTTCTGTAGGAGAAGAATTCTATATAAACCATGATGAAATTGGTGATATTGTATCTGTAATATCTGACAGTCAGATTGTTGTAAAACAAACATTCTATAATAAGTTAGAAGATGGTTCTGAAGAAGAGGTAGACAAAGATGTAATTTATTACTTAGAGAAAGCTACCAAAACACATAGATCATTTAACTCTTATGCATTTTAGTTATGACAAAAGAACAATTTATTGAGATCAAGGGTGAGTATCTAGATAAAATCAAAAAAATGGTTTTAGAACTAGGTAATATAGAACCTCATGTAACTATTATTGGTAATGATTTAGAAGAAGATAAGCCTGCTATTATACACATTCCTCTTCCTGAAAAGATAGCTAACTCAGATAATGGCAAACAGTTGTTTGTAGATAAAATGATTCCTGAGATAGCTGTTAAAATAAAAGAAAGGTTTGATGTACAAGCAGTTTGTTTTGCGTCTGAAGCATGGATGCGTGAGTCACATAAAGATGACTTTAATCCAGATAAGGATGACTACAAAAAGTTACCTATTAGTAAAGAGATTTTAATAGTTACCATAGATACAGAGACTGATATGGAAAGTCATGTATATGAGATTATTAGAATGTCTGTTTCTCCTACAGGTGATATAGTAGAAGACATAGAACTTAGGGACATGCCTGAGCTTAGTCGTGAGTATGCCACTAATGAAGGTAGGTTTAGTAGATTATACAAAAAGTTTACTACCGTATAAATTTATAATTATGATCAAATGGTTTAAAAGTTTAATTACAAGCTACAAGAAAGTAAAAGAGTTAGAAAAGGATATAGTAGTTTTAAATGATAAAATCATTGAAAAACAAGATATCATCAATAAAACCAATGCATATTGGAAGAAAAAGATGTATCATCAGAATAAAAAAGTTAAAGAGTCATAGCTTATAGCTCTATTATCCGTAGTTTTTGCATATTATGTTTGCTAGTCATACTATATTACTTAGTTTTATGGTAGACTAATCATAATAAAATGCTCTATCAACTACCTAATGGAAGGGTAATAGAAATCAGTACTGAGCAGTATTTTGAAATGACTGACGAAGAGCTAGAATATTTAATAGCTTATAACTATGGAGATAATTTAGAAGATCCGTGGTTTGGTTCAGTAATTCATAAGAAAACTTCTTCAGCACATGAAGAAGAAGCTCCTGAAGTATTGCCTGATTTAACTAAAATATCTAATGAAGATAAGATTAGTTATACAGATATAGACTATAAACCTGACGAAGAATAAAGTCGTTTCTTAATTATGTACACCCCTGGGACACAATCTCAGGGGTTTTTTTATTTATTTTAAAATCAATTTTACATGAAACAAAGTAAAGTTAGAGTTACCGCTGATATTAACGGTAACGTAATTGGGGTTTCCCAAAACAACCCAGAGTACGGTTATGTACGTGTAGAACAATCTGTAACACAGATTAGTGAAGCTGGCTGGTTAAAACCAGTAAAGCGTTCTGCATTAATTAAGGGTAAAGTAGAAGACTTAGCACAAGCTGGGTTTGTAGAAGGCCATGAGCTTTCAGGTAAGATTATTGTAAAAGAATCTCTTACACCGTTTAATCCTGAGAATCCAGACAAAGACTTAAAAATTGCTGGACAAACAGGTGTAGTTTGTAGAATAGATGATCAACCAATATATCGTCAAACATTCTATACTTCTAATCAAGATGCTTATGATGACTTAATAACTCATGATAATACTACTGAGATCCGTGAAGTACAAGTTGCACAGAAAGAGATCACTTCTTTAAAAAACAGTGCTCTTAACGACTTAAGTCGTAAGATCTTAGCTGAAGAGGCTAATTTATAACTATACTAGGAGGGCTCAATGATGAGCTCTCCTTTTATATACCATTCCATCACAATTATTATGTTTAGTCATGAACAACCCAAACAAAACAGTTTCAGCTAACTCTAAAGGCATAGTTGTGTCTTTTAGAGATGTTAACAAGCACAGATTCATTAAATATGAGCCTACTGCTGTTCAACAAATTCAACTTTATGGTACTGTAAAGTATCAAAAGATTGAACAACCGGGATTTAACCATGTACAAGAAAAGCTTTATTATGAAGCATTACATGGTTTAAACTTCTATACTACAGAAGAAATTAAGTCTATGTCTGTAGAGAAGAAAAGAAGTATTGTTGTATTGTATACAAGAGTACAAAAATTACTTAACAGGTGGAAGCAAGAAATTATATGCAAACAGGTAGATAATCTACTTATAGCATTGTTTCCTAACTCACCTATTGCTAAGACTATGATTGAAAGTGAGTACTATGATAAAGATCTTGAATGTCCAATGTCTCTTAGACAACTTGGCGTTACAAATGATAGACTCATTGCAGAAAAACTAGTCCAAGGAAAACTATTACCATATAACTTTTTTAAATTAACTTAATTACATTATGCAGTATACATTTGTAATCAATGGTACAGCACAACTTGTGCTTATACCTGAAAATGAACTAGATCGTTTATTATTAGAACGTACACTTGAAGGTGGTGGTTCTATAGAAGTGGAAAAAATCTCACAACCTGTGAGTATTTTAGGTAAGCCAGTGACGGATAGTATTGTTTTAAAACGTAAATTACATTCTAGTCAAACAGCTTTAAATAATAGAGATAGTGATACAAGCGAAACTTAAACAGTGTGCTGGTTGTAACCAGATGAAACACATATGGAAGTCTCACGGGAAAGATAAATACTGCAAGGAATGCTGGTATAGTATTGAGAAACCAAAGTCTATAGCTCCCATATCTAAAAAGATGCGGGAGACTGTAGATCAGTATTCTAAAATACGTACAGCATACCTTGTAGTTAATCCTTCTTGTAAAGCAACTCTTGTAGGATGCACAGGTGCAGCTACAGAAGTGCACCATAAAGCAGGTAGAGGTGAAAATCATTTACGTATTGCCACATGGTTACCTGTATGTAGAAACTGTCATACTTGGATAGAACTTCATCCTATAGAATCAAAAGAATTAGGTTTATCAGAAAATAGATTATAATGAAAATAATAAGAAGAAATAGTTATATACATCCAGCGTCCACTTGCTCATTATGGGTAATTCCTTCAATAACTTACCTAGTACAAAAGCTAGTAGGATTGGAATTTAATGAACGTGAGTATGTATGGTGGATTGGAATACCTGCAGTTTTTATATTTTGGTTTATTATTAACTTTAAAATATCTAAACAATAAAATACTATGGAAAAAGAGTTCATCTCATACGAGCAAGCATTAGCCTTAAAGGAATTAGGGTTTAAAGAAGATTGTCTTGCTTTTTACAATGGTAAGTTTTTGAATTCAACAGATTACAACTTTGATGATGGTAATTCAAAAGACATTGGATTATGTATTTCTGCTCCACTTAAACAACAAGTGTTTAGATGGTTCAGGGATAAGTATAATATTCATCACGTAATAATTTGGGATTCCGATACTAATAACTTTGATGCAGGCGTATTTGGTGAATTAGTTAATCCATATTGGGAAGAATATATCATTTTTCATACCTATGAAGAAGCAGAGAATGCTTGTATAGATAAACTTATAGAGATAGCTAAACAACAAAAAGATGAGTAAACAAGAAGAGTATCCCGAAGAAATCATAGACGGCAGAGGTGAAGACGATGGTTTTCTGTCAGCTGTTATAGAAAAAGCACAAGTTTTTTCACAAGAAATGGTAAAGATATTTCCAACGCTTCATCCTAGCCTTACTAAACAAGAAATCTACCATATTCAAGAAATAGTTCGGTCATACAGTTACATCGGATTCAGAAGAGGTTATCTCCAAGGTTATAACGATGCTAAACAACAAGATCATGACAGAAGATGAAGTATATAGTGCTATAGAAAACACTATCATAAAATGGGTTATTGACGGTACTAAAACAGCAGGTTCTCTAACAAGAGAGATTATGTTAATACTTAAACAACAAGACAATGAATGATATAACACTGTTACAATGGGTAGTAATATACTTTGCAGGCTTTATATTTTGTGTGTTAACATTTAAAGTAGTTGATTACTGTATATTTAATAGTATTAAAACACATGATTATATACTTGACGTTATGATAATGTCATTAGGCTGGATGGTAACTATACCTCTATTAATCTTTATAGGTTTTATAACATTAATGTATAAACTAGTTAAGTGGTTATTAAACTATTAAATAAACAATGGCAGAACTAAGTAAACAAGATGTAGTTAACGATCAATACTACATTTCTACTACAGCTTCTCTTAGTGGAGAAGGTAAGTATCTAAGTACAGTATTTGGATATCATAATAAGAAAATTATGTGGTCTAAAGTGTACAAACAAGTGTATTATGCTACTGTAAAAGAAGCAGAAGAAGGTCATAAAGAGCTTAAAAAACAATATTCATAATGGAAAAAATAAACAGAAGAAGTCTATCAGGTATTTATATCTTCCACAAGTTTGATGAAGATGAGCGTAGAGAACCTACATGTTTTGAAGACTGTCCTGTAGAAAAACAGGATGAATGGTTAAATAATCTAGATCCAGAAGCAGTAAAAACTTTAGCTAAGCAATTAGGTAATGTTTTACGCATGATTGGTGATCAATTTGGTATCATGCAAAAAGAAACACCTGAAGATGATGAAATAAATTAAACTAAATAGTATGGAAAACTGGCAAGAAACAAGAGATAAGTACAGAGCAGCTGTAGTTCATTTCTTAAACAGATACAATAAAGAAGTATCTGAACACATTATAGATGTTATGATATCTGTAATGATGACTAGAGATAAAGTTTTACAAGGCGGTAGCTTTGTACAAGCAGTAGTAGATAACAATCTAAGAGACGCTATTAATAGAGCTGATAATGACTGTAGTAATAACTTAAAAATCATTACTATTTGTTGTCACAACTGCTATGTAGAAACTGAAATGATTTATGTCTAAAAGAGATGAAATCCAACAAGAAGCTCTAGATATAGCTACGTCTAACAAACGTTGTGGCTTAGCTATATCTATGGGTGTTGGCAAAACCTTAATTGGTTTACAATATATAGATTACTTTCAGCAAGCTAATATGCAAAAGCTGAGAGTATTAGTAGTAGCACCTAAGCTATCTATCTTTGATAGCTGGACTACAGATGCAGCTAAGTTTGGTATATCACTAAACAATGCTGAGTTTACAACCTACCTTTCTTTGAACAAAAAGAATCCAAGTCACTATGATATACTTGTTTTAGACGAGTGTCACAGTCTTCTTACGTCTCATCACATTTTCTTATCACAGTTTTCTGGTAGAATACTGGGCCTTACTGGTACTCCACCTAGACATCATCAATCTGAAAAAGGTAAGATGGTACATCAGTTCTGTCCTATGCTTTACAAGTATATCACAGATGATGCTGTTAGTGATGATATTCTAAATGACTATAGAATCATAGTACACAAAATGCCTGTATCTAACATTAATAGTCTACCTGTTAATGTAAAAGGTATGCAGTTTTATACTTCAGAGCGTAAAAGTTATGATTACTGGACTAAAAGAATCGTATCTGCACAGTCTAAAAAACAAGAGCAGATTGCTTCTGTAATGAGAATGCGTGTACTAATGGATTTTAGAACTAAAGAAACATATGTTAAAAAACTACTTGGTGATATAGAAGATAAGTGTATTATATTTTGTAATACACAAGATCAAGCAGATAGAATTTCTAAACAGTCTTATCATTCTAACAATCCAGAATCTGAGGATAACTTACAAGCTTTTAAAGAAGGTAAAATATCTGAGCTATCATGTGTATTACAGCTTAATGAAGGTATTAATATACCAGAACTTAGAGCTGGTATAATTATGCATGCATATGGTAATGAACGTAAGTCTAGTCAAAGGTTGGGTCGTCTTTTAAGACTTAACCCTACAGAAACTGCTTACGTACACATACTATGTTATAAAGATACTGTAGATGAAAGATGGGTAGCAGAAGCTCTTAAGGACTTAGATCCTAGAAAAATTAAGTATTTTGATGTAAACATATCATCCTATGAATCATCAACCCTTTAACGGTAAGTTTATTAAAAGAAATGGCAGGCTAGAGTTTTCTAGCTTGGCTGTTTCTAAACAACATGAGCTATTTGTGTCAAATATACCTGATGGTACTATAGTAGAATTCTTCTTTGAAGTACAGCATGATGATGGTACACTTCCTCAATTAGCTAAGCTACATGCAATGATAAGAGAGTTATCATTGCATGTAGGTGAACCATTTGATAATATGAAGTTACTAGTAAAAGACAAAGCCGGACTATGCCTTGCTAGAGAAGTTAGTGGTAAAGAGTATTTCTTAGCCAAAAGCTTTGGTGAATGTTCTAGAGAAGAACTCTCACTTGCTATACAAGCAGCAATAGATATTGGTATTAATGTTAACTGTCCAATTGCGTAACATCAGCATCATAAGTAAAGCCTTGTTCTTCAGCTTTAGTTTCAATCTCATTCATTAAAAGCATCATAGTAGATAGGTGTTCCATCCAATCTAATGTAAGCTCTTCTTTTGCTACAGCTAATCTTTGAAATTCAGCAAGCTCTTCATCTGTACGTTCATTAACCATATGAAGTACAATGGCTTGTATTTTCTGCATAAAGCCTGAGCCAATAGTTACTTGGATAGCAGCATCTTTCTTGATCATTTTAATATTTGACATATTATCAGGTTTTTGTTTTACACAAAAGTATAAAAGTTTATGACACAAACAGTAAATTTAGAAGAAATTAAATGTAAGTTGATAGAAAAGCTTACTCCTTCAGGATGGTCCATGAAACTACGTGGATTTATCCAATCTAGTGACTTTGACAAGATACTAGAAACACTTTATGTACAAAGAGAAGAGGGTAAAAGATTTACTCCTCCTCTTAAACATGTATTTAGAGCATTTGAGGAATGTCCAGAGAAAGACCTTAAGGTTGTCATCATTGGACAGGACCCATATCCTCATATGAATGTGGCAGATGGTATAGCTTTTAGCTGTGGTATCACACAGAAGCCACAACCTAGCTTAAAGTTCATCTTTCAAGAGATAGAACGTACTGTATATCAAGAGTTTCCTACTCATCAAGATCCAGACTTAACTCGTTGGTCCAACCAAGGTGTGCTGTTAATTAACACAGCACTTACTTGTGAAATGGATAAGGTAGGTAGTCACTACGATATATGGAATGACTTTATTATGTATTTACTAGATATGTTAAACCTCACTAACTCAGGTATAATATTTATCTTATTGGGAGCCAAAGCTCAAGAACTAGAGTCTGTCCTTGGACAAAATCACTACATTCTTAAAGCATCACATCCTGCTTCTGCCGTATACAACGGTGGTAAATGGGATTGTAATGATGTCTTTAACAAGGCTAATGAAATTATCCAGGGGAACAACGGACCAGAATTTAAAATTAATTGGTAAACATCTTTAAAAATTAAAAAAATGGCAGTTAACAAAGTGGAGATCTACGTATCTCAAATTCTAGAAGACTTAGACAATGGTCTAACATGGTTAAAACGTGATGATGTAGGATATGGCTCTATCCAAGAAAAGTATAATGCTAAAGATCAGCAGATTGCTATGATTAGAAAGCATCCTAAGCTTAAAGATGCTGAGACAAACATTATTGTATTTACCGTAATTGATGACACAAATGGAAGTGAAGATAGAGCTGTACAGCCAACAACAAGTGGAACTTTGGGAAACTTATCTGAAGCTGGAGCGGAGCTTGAAACCGTTCACGAAACTATCGGACAAAATACAGATGTTCGAGCTGAGGCAGAAAACCTTGGACGCACACCTGAACTTGCAGAAGCAACTGATGCCTTTGCAAACCTCTAATATTATGGCTTTTGCTATTATACACTCTGATAGTTTGAATAGTACAATTACTTATTCTCAAACTTTTTCAGTATCACCATCTCAAATAAATGGTAACACCGTATGGGTAGATACCACAATTGACAAAACAGTAGAACAAAAATTTAAAATTAACCGTAACATGTCTAAAGTAAAATCTATTACTAAAAGAACCACGCAGGAAGTGCGTCAGATTGAAACCTCTCTAATTAATAAAGAGGAAGTATTTAAAATGCTAGCTTTGGCTGAAGCAACAGGACTACCATGTCTTTTGATTGGCCAACCAGGTGTAGCAAAAACTAAAACAGTAGTTGATTATGCAAAAGCATGGTTAAACAGAGATGGTCAGATGACAGCAAAAGATTTTGCTGAGAAAATCTACATCTTAGAAACTGATGAAGGTACTAAAGCATCAGAAATTAAAGGTATGCCTGACTTAGGTAAGTTATTTACAGACAATGAGTATACACTTAGCACACCTATTGCAGATGCTGAGATTGTTATCATTAACGAGGTAGATAAAGCTAGCTCAGCTATCCGTAACGCCATGTTAGGTGTAATGAACGAGAAGTTCTTATTTAACGGTAAGCATAAGATTCCATGTAAGTGGAAGTTATTTGTGGCTACATGTAATGAAATCCCTAAAGAAGAAAAAAGCTCTCCATTCTGGGATCGTTTTATGTTGAAGCATACAGTTAATCGTGTATCTGCAGGTGAGATGGTTAAATACTACAACAAAGGTGGTCGTGACTACCGTGAGAAGTTTAGTATTGGTATTCCTAACAAAGCAGAAATCAATGAAGTAGAAATTCCAGTAGGTAAGTTAGAGAAGTATATGGAAGTAGGTTACAACCATAGCTCTGACCGTACTTTGACTTTTGTTCCTACATTATCTAAAGCTGTATCTTATATCTGGGATATCTCAGTAGATAAAGCTCTTGTAAAGACAGCTCAGATCATGATTGATCAAACTGCAGGTTCTGAACTACAGAATAAACTAATGTCACCAGAAGTTAAGGCAGTAATGAGTAAGGTAGAAATGTTACATAGCTACCAGACTAACGAGCAACTAGAGCTAGCTATTGCAGAAATTGAAGGTTTGATTAATACTTATGCAAGCAGAGGTATTATGGACTCAGGTCAAGTAGGTGAGATTGAGATTTCTATGCAGTATATCTTACAGAATCATCCAGCACGTGTTGATGAAGCAGATACTAATGAATTAGAAGCTATGATGTCAGAAGCAGAATCTGGCCCATCTATGCCTATGGAAGCTGTAATGCAAGCTTCAAATCCTTTTTAGCACAGGGTTATAGACATATAACAGAAAATTATTACTGGAAATCCAGTGAGATATATTTTCTAGATAATATTGGTAAGATGCATCCTTTATTGGGTGCATCTTTACCATATGAATTATCAACTATAACCCATAAACCATAAGTAAATGGCTAGTCCAAAACAATATAAGAATGTATACACCATTCTTGAGAAAGTAAAAAAAGGTGAGATTCAGTCTTACTATAATGATGATGACGATGGACTATTTGGTAAGATTAACTTCTATAAGAAATCTGATCTTATTAAACCATACTTGCATTACATAGACGAGCGTAGAGTAGATACAATTGTAGATGCTTATGTCAATAATCCTGAACATATAACAGATGCATATCGTAAACTATCAGCAAGTTCTAAGATAGACAATGATCAAAAGCCTGATTTTGATTCTTTTATAGGTAAAGTTAAAGAAAACTACAAGAAGTTTCCTAAGCATATGTCTAAGGATATTCATAAGCTTTTCTATCATAAGATGGAGAAACTAGAATTTGAAGATCGTACTGACTCAAACTATACTAAGTTCAAGTTACTTGAGAAAGCTAACAATCCTGTAGCTAAGATTATGGCAGAAGGTAGTAATCTTAAGTCTACTATCTTTGCTAGAAACATTATGGCTTACTTTGCTTTAAGATCTGCTATGATGGAATACATTGATCCTCAAGCTAATGAAGATTTTATGAACGCTATGAATGGTGAAGGTGATTCTGATGCTGCAGATAAAGCTATGGACAAAATGTTTAACGATAGAGGATCTAAGAATATGTTTGATCAAGCTATCAAAGATGCCACTGATACATGTAAAGACATGGATCAAGCTATTGATAAAGACACTCAAGAAAAAATGTTTGAGAATGTCAATAAAGATGGTGGTAGACAAGCTGGTAATCTTAGTCCTGATTATATTAGAAAGGTTGTACAGGAACTATCTAAGCTTAATCTTTCCATGGGAAGTCTTAAAGATAAGATTAAGAAGCTTATGGATAAGTCCGTATCTTATTTTAGTGCTAAGAAAGAGACTATTTATGAAGACTTATTCAACTCTGATAATCTTGCAGGCTTAAGTGACTACATAGAACTACATCCAAAGCTACGTAAGATCTTTGTAGAAGACGTTCTTGTAAAAGATGAAAAGTCTATTGGTAAAATAGATATCTATATAGATATTTCAGGATCAATGTCTGACGACTGTGGCGTAAAAGACGCCAACGGTGGTAGAATTAATAAACTAGATTTCTGTAAAGCATTTACAGTAAAGCTTGGTGAGATGGGATTACTTAATGATGTTTACTTGTTTAATAACCATGTAACTAAGTTTAAGAATGACCCTATTTCTTTAGCTATGCTAGATACATCAGGTGGTACTACAACAGATAATGCTGTACGTAGTATAGATAGAGTTGGTGCTAATGCCTTGGTTATTACAGATGCTGAAGATCGTTGCCATATCTACTCAGATAAAGCTTTCTTTATAGGAGTAAAAGGTGCAAACTTCAGACATTTTAATAATGAAGTAATTAAACAATACTCACAGAGCGGTCAAGTAGTAGTGTTTGATGGTTCAAGAATATACAATGTAAGTGAAAAAGGTGATATGATAGTCTAAAGATTTATCTTAGAACCTACTACACCAAAAAATAACATAGGGATATCAGGATTAGAGCTAATACTAGTCTTGATCCCTATGTTTAACTTAAATCTTTTTGTAAAAGAGTAATCTACACCCATACCGGTAAGTATACCAATATCTGTAGACTCAGTAAATGTTCCTTCTTTAGTAAGATATACTAATGGACTACCAGAAAAGTATATATCTGGTGACAATGTAAGTCTACGACTAAGTGTAAATGGCTTAGTGTAGAAAAGCAATAAAGAACTAGTAACACTCATTTGTTTTTGAGGATCACTAGAAGGAGTAGGTATATAATCTGCTCCAGCAAAAGAAACTGTCAGGTTAGCACCTGTCACACCCCACTTACCCATAGGATAAATATATGCGTAAGTACCAAAACCAAATACTGTACCAAAAGCGTAAGCTGCAGTAGCACCAAAGTTAGATATGCCTTGAAGTTTACCTTCATCAAAGTGCATTAACGTATATCTGCTACTAAGAGCAAACTGTTGAAAGTTGCTCCACAACATGCCGGTTACTCCCCAGGAAGATTGCCCAGTCATAGAAGACTGAGATATCCCACCGGTCATAATAATACTGAAACTATTATCTAGACTTTGCCCACCAGTAAAGTCAGAATTAAATAATATAGGATTTACTTTAGCAGGACCCTTAGCGGCAGTTTTAGACTTAGATCCACTCCCACTAGATTTAGACTCTGATTTAGATTCAGACTTAGATTCTGAACTACTACTAGAGGATTCAGAACTTGAAGAACTTTCACTGCTAGAGCTACTACTGTTAGACTCTGAACTACTCCCCGTAGAGGATTGAGAGGAAGAACTAGCAGCAGAGCTACTAGCAGATGAAGACGCAGATGATGCTGCACTACTAGAAGCAGAAGAAGCCGCAGAACTAGCGGCTTGAGATGCTGCACTAGACGCAGCTGAGGCAGCAGCCGTAGATGCAGCTGCAGAAGCGGCAGCACTTACAGCAGCAGAAACAGCACCGGCTGTAATTTGAGTGCTAGTAACTGAAGTTTGAGCAACAGAACATGGAGATAGTTTTCTATAGTCTTCATATACTTGATTGAGCCAAGTGTTAAAAGCACCACTCCTAACGTCAGCTGCACTAAACACACGAAACTTGTTATAAAAAACAATAACAGTATTACCAGTAATGGGAATAACAAACGTAGAAACCACTTTCGTACATGGATCAATAAACGTTTGTACAAGAGTTTGTGAGTACCCATAGAATGGTAGTATTACTACTATAATTAGAGTAAATATAAACCGTTTCATTATTTAGTGAAGATACCTTTCTTCACCATTCTATCTAATATACGGGCACAAGCTATATCCAAAGCTTTCTTTGTAGCAGTAGAAATAGTAGATTGATTAAACTTAACAGGGTCTAAGCTAGCATCAGATAATCCTGATGTTTCTTTAGTACTCTTAGCATCACCTAATCCAGAACCAGAAATAACCACTCCAGTCTCTGCATCAGTGAATCTAACTTGTAAACCAATACGGGTTACTAATAATTGTTTAGTATCACCTTTGATATAAACAGACTCATCCTCTGATATAGAGTAGTCATAGCATTCTATGGTTACAAAGTATTTAGCTAGATTAATCTTACCACGACCATCTAACTTATTTTCAGAAATCCCTGCTTGGGAAGCTTGAAACTGTTTTACCATACGGTTTTTAATTTCAGTTTTGTCTTCTGTAAACTTAAAACGATTAAGGTTCTCTAAGTATTCCATAGAGATATTAGCTACACCTAAACCTACCCGCTTTTCTTTAAGCTCAGGATATTGTTCGTACATTTCATCTGAAATGCCGCACTTCAATATTTGTATAGGAATCTGTGGTCCTTCGTAGTCTAAGAATGCAGATATATCTATAGACTTTTCAAAACTAGCTTTGTAGTTTTCTGTAGTAGTCTTAGCTATCTGACAAAAACCAGCATGCCCCAATAAGAGCATGCTGGATAAAAATACAAACCAAACAAAATATTTCTTTTTCATACTTTTAGTTTATTGGAGTATCTGGAAAGTAGCCAGTACAATAGCCAAAATACCCCGGACAAGCAATAGAATATGATATCGGTAGCCCAAAAGCTCCCAGTAACGTTTAAGAGAGTCTTGAATAAAAGATCGTACCCCAACGGTAGGAAGAACATTGCAAGCATTAAACTGATATCTTTTAGAGAGTTCACTCTCCTTAGTCTGTTTCTTTTGTTCATCAGAATCCATGGGAGTTAATTAAGTTAAACAATATCTTTTATCTTGCCACACTTAAGACATTCTTCATCACCATCTCCATCAGCGTCACCCCAAACGTGCTCACACTGACGGTGTGCAAAATACTCATCAATCTTTCCATCACCATCAAAGTCAAGACCGTCCATAACACCGTCTCCGTCTTCATCAATCTCTACACCTTTTTTAACAGGTGCAGTAACTACAGGTGATTCTTCTTTAATCTCTTCTTTAGAAGCTTGTGATTGAGCATTAGCTCTATCAGCTGCAGCTAAAAATGCTGGATCTACTAATGGTGTAGTATCTTTAGGAGACTCTTTCATATCATTAGTATGTGATAATGAAACTCCGTCTTCCTCATCCATCTTCTGTACTAACATTTTGTCTTTGTCAGTATCAGAGAACCAGTAGTCAATAATCTTACCATAAGAACCAATAAACGCTCCTAGTAAAAGTAATAATAACTCTTTCCATTCACCTTGGATAGCTGTGCCATATGTGATAGCAGTAAAAATACCTGCTATAATAAGCATGAATGAACCAAGAACTAACGCTGTAATAAACCAGCGTCTCATCATCATGTCTCCTAATAACTGTTTAAAACCACTAGGTTGTGTGTTGTTTTCCATATATTTACATTAATTAATTACCACTTTGGAGCTTCTTCCTTAAACTCATCACCTTCTTTCTTTTTAGGTTTTGGAGCTGGAGCAGCTACTGGTTGAGTTCCACCTACTGCTTTTTCTTTAATGATTACAGTTTTACCACCTGCAGCTTGAGACTGTTGGTTAGAATTTGTAATATTAATAACTGGTGCTGCAGCAGGAGCTGGAGCAGGTTCTCCACCACCTAATAATGAAGTAGCCCATGTACCTACAGCAACAACTGCAGTAGATGCTACACCAATAATTGTCTTTTTTAAACCTGACCAGGTTCCTTCTTGTTCTTGTGCTTCTTCTGACATAGTATTTCTATTTTATAATAATTGGATGTTTAACTTCTTTACCTTTAATATCTATAAAGATAAGATCATAATCTTGTTTAGACAAACTAGATAGATCATATACCTTTTTAGTTAGTACTTCTGTAGCAGTAAAACCTTCTTTCTTTACAGGCTCCTCTTTACCAAAAGGTACTATTTGTACAGAATATTTAGCTCCTACTGTAGTCTCAAACTCAGCAGTAATAGAATTACCAACTTGATTGATTGACTTAATAGCAGTAGCTTCTGACTTAACGCCTAAATTAATAGGCTCTGGGTTAGGAATATCTACTTTAGTGCAGGCATACACAACAAGTGAACCTACAATAATAAGATATACAGCTAATAATTTAGATGTTTCTTTCATTTTAAAAGTTATTATAACCGGTTAACTTAATTTGTGTAGAGTTAAGATAGATTCCTAACTGATTTCCTTTTTGATCTGCGGCATCCATAAGAGGTGATACTTTTACAGATGTAACAATATTTACACCTTCACCTATTGTGCTAAACTTAAGTTTAAATGGTGTAGATGTTCCTTTTATAACTTCAGAGTTATTCTTATCTAAACCTCCAAACTT